TGCACTTTGTAAACCATTATTTACTCTATTTTCTGTCATTTAAAAATCCTAGTATTTTTATAAATTTTTCTAAAGTATCAACCTTATATGCTTTTGCACCATGTTGCCATAATTCTTTACGCCTTTTAGCTTGTTTTTCTTGGCGTTCTTTATGTGCTTTAGTATATTTACTATCCTTTAGCTCAAAATATGCGTTTAAATCGACTACATTAAGGTCTGGCAAGTGATATAAGCAACCGTATGTCATGTGCTTATAAATTGGGGGATTTATTGAATAAACCATATAGCCCAAACCCCTTGCATAATCAACACACTTTTTTTGCAAGTCCTTTTCCATTACAGCACCTCTAATATGCTAACCTGACGTCTTGCTATTGTGCTGTTTATTAGGTGAACTAAGGTATCAACTATATCATCATGTGGAGCTGTTAAATCTCTTGTAAACGCTTCACATTCTGCCAAAAATACTGAATTGTTTGAGTATTGTTCGTTTTCTGGCAACATAACATTTCCATTTGCGATATAGTCTAAAACCTCTTCTACTCTTGAAAGTTTGTCCTTTGTAACTTCAATAGGTTTTACTGGAAGACCTGCCTTTTTAAAATCTTGTATTAATTGTTGACCGCTTGCTCTGTCTTCTATACAAATACTTGTTGCACTTGTTTCTCTTTTATCTAATTGCCATCTATTAAATAAACTTATTGCTTGCTGTTTTAGTTCTGGATATTCCCATTTGCCATGTACCATTTCTAAAATGTGCAACCTATTATGTTCCGTTACACCGCCAACTAAAAAACAAGAAAAATCTGCGTGTTCTTTTGAGCTTATAGCTGTATCTGATGCAATTACTATCTTTTTATATATGTGCTTTGTATTAGTTGAATAATACCCAAACCAATCTCTTTTTATTACCTGTCCACCTAATATAATAGGCTCTTGTTGATATTGAGATTGAAAAACATAATTGTCAACTTGTAACTCTCTTATACGTTCTTCTGAATATTGACTTTGTAATTGACAAGTTCCGTTTTCGTCTATTAACGGTCTTTTTAACATTACAAAGTTATATTTGCTTTGCAATATTCCGCTTAAATCTTCTTTATGTAGTCTTTGTTGAATGTTTATAATGGGTACATTTGAATTGTTAAGTCTTGATAACAATGTACCTGCAAAATATCTTATTACTCTATTCCTTAGAGTAGAATGATAAATGTCATCTGGTTTATTTGCATCATCTATTATTAATGCACCAGTAAAACCTTTGCCATTTCTTATGCCAGCACCATAACCAGTAATTTGAGAGCCTATTGAAGAAAATAAACAAATGCCACCTTTTCCTGTTACTATTTTTTTTGCTGAATAAGTGTTTTTGCCTGTTTCTTTTTTTAAATATTCTGCCCAAAAATCATCTTCTGGCAATATCTCTTCTTCTTGATAAGCAACATTGTTAGAATACATTGCTTTATAAACTGGGCTTTCAAGAATATCTCTAACCCTCATTGCAATATCTGTAAGCAATGATTGTGAATAAGATGTGTATATAATGTTTGACTTTGGGTTTATTGTTAATGCATATACCAATAAATATGTCGCAAGTGTTGTTTTACCTGCTCTCGGTGGTATGTTTATACATAATCTTGTTATTTCTTGACTATAGACTTTTTCTATGTACTCAAACAACGAACCATGTATTTTTTCTTTTATAAAGTCTGTTTGTTCTATTGCCTTGAACATGTATCTAAACCAGACTTCAAACCCTCTCTTTATTAGTCTATATCCTAAATATTGAACATCATTTTCCATTGATAAAATCGTCTATATGTTTATCGACTTTCCTTTTTTGTTCTTGTTCGATATATATTTTTTGGACTTCTAAGCCCCCATTTAAGTTTATATTTTGTTCTTCTGGCTCTTTTATTATGTTTAATAGTTTAATTGCATTATCATATTTGCCGTTCTTTACTTCGTTCTGAATACCTTGTGGTAAGTCTTTTAAAATGGTTGTATTAGATTTTATCTCTGTCCGCAAAGTAGCTAATATGTTTTTTTCAATGGATAGGTTAATTTGCCCATTACTTTTTGCTTCATCTAAACCCTGTGGGCTTTTAGGAAACTTCTTCCGCTTATTCAAATTCTCTAATGATTTTTTGCTGGGCTTCATTCAACGTTCCTTAATATATCTTAACGGTCTATACTTCTTCTTTATCTGTCATGTCCGATATTTTTTTATTTAAAATTTTCAAGGTTTAACAATCCGTTCATTTGTTGTAAATGTTCTGCTATTGCCCCAATTACATTTTCTTCGCCTTTATAACCATTCATCTTTTCTATATGGTTTAATGCATCTATAATTAGGCTTTGTATATTTTTAAAATTTTGTGCATCGTTGTTTTTGTTTATTTCAGGCATTAATGTCTTAGATATTGCACTATATTCTGCTTCATCTAATGGTCTTTCGCCCTCTGGTAAATGTCCTAGTAAGCATATTTCTTTTACTTTGTCTATTTGCTCATATATAGGGTCTGAAATAAGGTCTGCAAATATATGTTTGCTATAGAAATCACCACCATGACAAGTATAATGTATTTCTTTTGCATAATCATATATTGCTTTTAAATAAGCTATTAGTTTGTGTGTTCTTTCCATATAGTTTTTACCAAAATTTCTGTTCCGTTGAAATCTACAGAGTATTGCTCTATTCTGTCCCTTTTCTCTAGGTTTTTCCCATATACAAATGCCATATTACTCTTATTGCCATATTTTGCTTTATATATGTTTTGTGATTGTCTTTGCTTAAAATATGAGATAAAGCCATCAAGTTTTGTTTTTGACGGCTTTCTTATTATCTCTATTTTCTGTGTGTTAATGTTATATTGTATTACCTGTGCGATTTTACTTTTACATTTACTGCATCTGCCAACTTCTATTCTGCAATTAGTAAATACGTTATTATCCATTAATGGTATAATATTCTCAACTTCGCTTATCGTGTGGCAACAATATATCATTCTCAATTTTCCCCATAGTTAGGTCAAAGCCTTTATATTGATGCTATGTCGAAGCAATTAAGTTCTTCCATAAAAAGCAAATTACTGTCTTAGCATCCAGCCTAATAATATTATAACATATAATTTAAAAAAAATAAACTATTCTTTGACAAATGTCAAAGTTTTATTTCATTCTCAATTATACGTTTTAAGTGTTCTGCATTTCCCCGCCAATGGTTATAAACCATTTCTGCCATGCAACTTACATTTTTCTTCTCGTAAATTAAAGATAAATGACTATTTATGTTTGAAACGGATGTTCCCATTTTTTTCGCAAGTTTTTCCCTATTAAATATTCCGCACTTACATATTAAGTCAAAAATTTTTTGTTGTGTACCAGTTAGCCCTATTCCCATTTTTCACCTATATAAATTCTATCATCTTTTTCTTTTACCTCATCTAAGCTAAATTCAAGCTTGCTTAACTCATCATAAAAGTATAAGTCTTTATCAGGAAGTTTTTTTAAAATCTCAATAAGTTCTTTTGGTTTCATTTTTACTCCTCATATTTTTCCTTTAAATATTCCCACATTTTTTTATATTGTCTATAATATTCAATTTTCTTATCTTTTTGGATAATAATATAATTTAACGTAGCAATTTGTTCTTCTAGTCCATCTATTTTATTATACAATAAAGATGTTTGTTTTCCAACCAATTCGCTTGCTTTATGTACTCCATGTTTTATAAATAAGTTTTTAATGTGCGTTCTTACTGTTGACATACTAATATATAATTCTTCGGAAATTTGTTTTTGGGACTTCCCTCTAATTAATAAGTCAAGTATTTCCCTTTCTCTCTCTGTCAATATACCTTTTCTTCTCTTTATTTTCATTGTTCTCTTTTTTCTTGCATTTTTTTATAAAATTCATATACTAACTCGGTTCTATATTTATTTGGCATTATACAAAGTCCTAAAACAGTTAATAGCCAACCTATTGTTGCTCTAATTATATAGAATAAATTCATTTATTCCTCGCTTTCTCCCAGTACCCATTCAAGAGCTTTAATAACTGCATTATTTAATTTTTTTGCATAAAATCTATCAGGGTTATTTTTGGGTAATTTTAATAATTGAACTTCAATTATTTTTTCCTTTATTTCTTCTTCTGTTTTCATTGTTGCTCCTTTAAACTATCCTAATATGTTGAATACACCATATTATAATATCTACAAATTTCCAACTTGCTAAAACTATTGTCCCTGCGAATAACCAAGCAAAAAACAATACCTTATTATCATCCATTCAACACGCTCCTTATCTGTTCTTTTTCTTCTTCTGTTAGGTCTTGCCAAAGGTCGTTAATTAAATTGCATAATGCTTCTGTGAAATCTTTATTTCTACCTTCATAAATGCAAGGTTCTTTGCTTGAAAATTTGGTTAAGTCGTGCAGTCGAAATATCCAAACATCTTTTATTTCATTACGCCAATAAGACATATAATCTGAACTAAACCTTATTGCTAATAGCTTAATCAACTCAATCTGTTTCTCTGCGGTGAATGGTGTTAGTAACCTCTTTCCGCTATAATATTCACAGTCTTGTTTGCAGTTTCCAGTTTCTCTTGCATTACAGTCAAGTCGTGGCTTAGAGCAATAGATATAAGGTTTTACATTTGCATTTTCATATAATTTCTCAATTTCGTTCATCTAACACCTCGTTAATTTTGGTTTGTATTTGCATAGTGTTTTTATAAATATGAGTTGGCAATAAGTCTTGGTATATCCACTCGTTTCTTTTCATAATTTCCCTTGTTTCTTCAAGGGCTTTGCGGTATTTATTGTATGCTTTATATTTTGAGCAATTAGTCGTACAAACTTCATCCCATACAATTTTACTATTTTCTTCTTTCAACCGTTCATTCTCTGCCTGCAAGCGTTTGATATCATTTAAAAATTCCTCAATTACTGCCTTTTGCAATTCAGGGTCATCTTTTATGTAATCTGTTATGTTATATTGCTTAATCATTGGTTTACCTCGCTTTAACATGTCTTATTTTTAAACTTATACTCTGTTATATTTTCTATACTTTTTCTAATAAATCATGTCCTTCATTATAAGGACACCAATCAGGTATGTCTATTTGTTTACCTGTTTTGGAGTTAACTGGGGCTAATATTGGTTGGTCGTACCAATATTTTGCATTTACTTTGTTTCTACCATAAACTTTATTGTTACGACATAAATATTTTGGATTTGATTGTAACATTCCATTATGGTCACAGTATTGACAATCTTGACAATTTGTTAACCTAATTACTGCTGTATTCACACCGTCTATTATTATTTCTTCGCTCATTGGTTATCCTCACTTTCTATATAAATTCTCTGACATATTCCGATATTTGTATTAACTTTTCTTTATCAGAAAAATTGCTATTTAACACTTGGTTTATTTTTTCTAATACCCAATTTTTCATATAGACCTCTTCTTCTAAGTTTTCTAATGCTTTTGTAAACATTTTCTACTCCTTTCTTTTATTACATATATATTATAACATAATATATAATAATTGTAAATACCTATTTCAATATTTCTTTTAAAACCTTGATTAATAAATCATTTACAGCTTTATTAAAGGTTATTCCCTCTCTTTCAGCATACTTCTTTAAAACTACTGCTAAATTTTTGTTAAAATAAATACTTCTAAACATTTGTCTTCCTTTCTTTAAAATCTACTATTTCCTTTTTTCCAAACAAACGCCTTTGGGGGTGTTGCTGGATTTATTTTTTTTTCTTCATTTCTATAAACAAAATCTCTTGGTATGTACCCATTTATAGGTTTTTTTGACCTGCTTTCAATTTTTGCATGACACTCTGGGCATACAGTATATAACTTTTGATGTTCGTTAATAAATTCTTGTGTCCACATATTTGGAGTTATAACTTTTCCTTTTGCAATACTTTTTTTATCTCTCTCACATTTACTCTGGTCTAAATAGTGATGCACTTCTAATTCGCCCCATTTTGCACCACACAAAGCACACTTATCATTTAACTGATACGTTGTTTCAGTTGTAATATCAAAATAAATTCCTTTTTG